ATGGGTGTTTTGCTGATCTTATGAAATCAGCCGGCGATCAATTTCCACCAGAATTTAAAGCCAGACTAAAGGTAGAGTATAAATAACCCTAAATACTAGGGAACTTTCATGTCTATACTTAACTGGGAACTATATCACCAAACTAAAGAAGTTAGTAGGATTCATACTGATTTATTATTTGAAGCAAAGAAACCTGAAACCTTTGAAAAATTTGCAAGTAACCGATTAGCTGGAGCAACCAAAATTTCCGAAAATGCAAAAACAAAAGGTGGAGACTCTTTATTAACATATCATCACTTTAAGGTTAAATTACCATATTATAAAAAAGCGGCAGCTGGTAAATTCAATATGGAAGAGGCTAAAGCTGAACTAAAAAAATTACACACTTATCTGCATACAATCCTTGATAAATTTGAGGCAAAGGATCAAATTCCATTTCAACAAGTAATGGGAAAGATTGAAGCGGTTGGAGAATTAATTATTAAACACCATGAAATACATTAAAATTTTTGAAGATTTTGATCTAGATAAATTTCTAGAAAATCCTGATAAAGAATTAGCAGACGACAATTCTCCTGAAATCAATATTGGCAATTACGTTGACTCATACAGAGGTAAGGGTCGAGTTGTTGATATGGACGATAGTTTTGCAACAGTTGAATTACATAATTCAAAAGGAAATCGCGTAAAGGTTCCACTATTTGCCCTAACTAAAATTTCAAGTGATACAATTGAAACAACTAAGGTTGGAGATTCTAAAGCTGAACTGGCTGAGCTTGTTAAACAGGGTACTGAATATTTAGATTACCTTGAATCAGTTGAGGAATATTCAGATGATGAAGACTCATTTAGTGGTCAAATTAATTTTGATACGTTATTGAGCTTTATTCAAGATACAGTAGTTGAGGTAATTTCAATTAAGAATAATGATACTGCATACGATTCATATAATGACTATCATCATTTGATTAATATTGTTGCATCACTTGCTGATGTAATTCAAGCAGTAAGACCTGACTTAGCTGATGAAGTTGATGCAGCTCTTGAAAATTTTCCAAGCTAATATGAAACTACAAAGATTTAATCAATTTATAAATGAAAATGATCAAGCTGATAAGCTTGAAAGACTTAAACGCTTAGGGCTAGTTAGTAATACTGCAAAAGACGTATATGAAATCCTAATTGCTGAAACAGGATTAGAAGATTTTATGACACTAGAAGGGGATTCTATTCGGTTTAGATATGATTGGTCAATTGATGCAGAGGGTCAATTTAATTTTGACAAGCATGACATTCGTAAATTAGGTATTGAACGAGACTTTTTTGGACTGATTGATATAGTTTTAGATTTTGATAAAATGATGATTACTGTTGATTCTGATGTTAATCAAAAAGATCTTGATTTTAATGATGGCTTTAGCAACGAAGGTCCAATGTCTGACTATGTAACTGTATTAGATGACTATTATGGAAAAGAGTCAACTGGCCCAGCCAGTACACAAGAGATAGCAGATGACCTTGTAATGATGTTTCAGGTTTGGGACCATCAAGAAGACCCATTTGGAATTTGGGCAGAAATTAACGAAATTATTGAAGAAGAGATTAAGAATAGGCTTGAAAGAGATAATGATGACTCTGATGAAGACCTGTAGTATTTAAGGTTTCACCCCAAAGTGGTGAACTTTGCCTGATAAATAATAAAAAAATCAAGAATAATGGCAGACATCGCACAACAATTTGCTGGATTACCTATTGAAGATCTTATTGTATCTCCAATCGTCGGTATGGCAAAAGGACAAGCAAAATTAAACGACGTAACCTGGAAATATATTTCAGAAGTTGCATTCGTAACTGACAAAGACGGTAAAACTCAAGCTCGCTCTTTAGACGTTGAAATGAACCGAGTAGTAACCGATGGTACTACTGGTGAACAAACAGTTCAAACTCTTTATTCAAAAGTTCCAATGTTACCATTGGTTCCACTTCCTTCATTGGCTATTACTTCAGCTGATATTGAATTTACAATGGAAGTTAAAACATCTGAAGTAGACAAGTCAAGCGAAGATAAAGAGGGATCTTTTTCAGCTTCTGCTTCTGGTGGATTTTGGGGTATGAAATACTCGGTGAGTATGGCAGGTAAAGTTGCAACTCACAAAGAGAACACACGTAGTACTGATAACTCAGCAAAATACAATGTAAAAGTACATGCTGAACAATTACCAGCAACTGAAGGTATGTTGAAATTATCTGATTACTTAACTCAAATGTTAGAGCCATCTTTAATTCCACTTACTGTTGATCCACAGTCTAAGTAATTAGAATAAGTAGATTTAACTAAAGAGGCTAGCTAAACACTAGCCTCTTTTTTTATAAACTAATTATCCTAATCTAGTATAATACAAAAGGAGTTTAACCCAAATAAGTATGGCAAGATTAAATATTGAAGAGTTAGTTGGAGGTTTATTAGAAGCCGCAATGGTAGCTCAAGGAATAAGCGAAAGACAACACATTAATGCTCTTCGTAACTATTTTAATGAAGACGGTACGCCTAAAACTACTACATTTAAAATAGGTGAAAGAGAATTAATTGTGCCTCTTTATATTATGGCAGACCATTCTTCAATTGGACTTGATGAATTAGATATTGAATTTGAAGCTAGGCTAATATTTGGAAATAGCGATAAAGAGGTCTCAGATCTTAAACGCTCCTTACTTGGAATATTTAAGAAAAAAGGCTATGACCATAATATTAATGGAATTGAGGTAGATTCAGGTAAAAACACAGATGGTTCTGGAATGTCAAAAATTCGGGTTAAATTCAAATCAGATACTAAACCAGAAATGGTTGCTAGACTAGTTGATGCATATATTCAAAAACTTGATGATTCCTCAAATCCAACCCCATAATTATGGCTTTACCTTGTCCAGCATGTAGAACACCGCTTGGTATTGATTTGGCTTTTATAATGAAGCATCCAGTATCGGTTTGCCCAAACTGTCAAATAATTTTAGACTTTTCAGTAAATGATGAAATTAAGAAGAAGTTTAGTGCAGCCATGTCAGAGATTGATGATATTAAAAAGAAATACAAGAGTATTGCAAAATTTGGATAAATTAACAAATAAATTATGACTACTAAAGTAACAGTTACCGTTGAGAAAATAAAGGAATTAGTAGAGCAATTCCCAAATGATATGCAATTAGGAGAAGCTGTCCGTAAGCTAATTGTTCATGGAATTGATTCGAGTGTACCAGATAAGTCAAATATAATTACTAAAACTTTTGACTATAGTAAAAGTAATTAGGTTTAGTATAAGGTTGATAAATAACCTAAAATTATCAAGGCATTTTGAATATTCTTAATTTTAATGACTTTTTACTGCTTGAGGCTAGTCTATCAGAGCATGCAGATAAAAGAATAGACCAACGTATTAAAGACAGCTTAAAAGACGGCACGGTTATTGACTTTCCAAATATTGCCCGTAGAAAAATTGCACTAACTGGCAGATCACTAGCTGATGTTTCAAATGAAGTAACTCAGCTAATCAAAGACGAGTTTATGCGTCGTCTTAAAAATAGAATAGAGCGCCCAGATTTTCCAGACGGTAATAGGGTTGTTGTATTATTGGATCCACAATTAAAATGTGGCCGTGATTCTTTTCCAATATCGGTATCAGTAACATCAGAAAAAGAAGTAGTCGATAATAAGACTAATAAAAAGGTAATAATTAAACGCACATATACTGGAGAAAGATTATGTATCTATATTGCAAATAATGTAATGACTACAGTTAAAGTATTACCTGTAAATTATACAGATATTGATATTGAAAAAGATTCAAAAAAACATTTTGATAATAAAAAAGTTGAAGCCGGTAATATTACAGTATTATCAGGTGACTCTGACTATGTTATTGAATTAGGTAAAACTGGCGAAATTAATCATCATACTGGTCAAATATACACAGGTCATGGTATTGTTACTGAAAAGGAATTTGCATTAACATCAGGTCGACATATTAAAGTAATTATTCCATTTATTGATAAGGAAAACTTAACTGAAGTTGAAGTATTATCAGTAGTTAATCGAGAATCTGCTAGGGCTGATAAATTTATTAAAGTTGATGTTGCTTTAGCTGACGGTAGGAAAGTTCCTAAAACGCTAAGAGCTGCAGATCAAATTTCACTACCAGTTGGCCCAGATGGTAAATGGCAAAACTGTCAAATTGCAGATAGTCTTTTTGTAGACTATGCAAATCGCGGAGGATCATTTTCGCTTAAATATAAATAACTAAAAAATATACGCACGTAATGAGTAAAATTATTAAATCATATCCAGAGTTTTTGGCTGAAAACTTAAACCAAAATGAAGGCCTTAGGGATATTGCAAAAAAAGCAGTTGGCTCAATTAAAAAATTCTTTGGAAATGGCGCAAACTATTTAACTGCATTGGCTGCCCAAATTAGTGGAAAGCAGTCAAATGATGGTGCGGATGGTACAATTCCATATGGTGTAACAATTTATCCAGCGTCAATTGATTTACAAAAAGTTGGAGCTGATAATAACTATTCGCCGGAAAGTCTTGACGAAAATTTAGTAGATGAAGAAGCGGTTCCGTTGGAAGCTGGCGAAAGCATTGGTGGAGTTAGAAATGTTGACTATGATGGTTTAATGAGAATTGTTAAACGAATTGCAAACAATCCAGATAAAGGAGAAGAAGCACCACTTATGATTTGGGGAGCTCCAGGTATTGGTAAAACTGCAATTGTTAAACAGGTTCAAAAAATGCTAGGTGGTAGAATGATTGATGTTCAATTAACTACTTATGCACCAGAAGATTTCTTTTTACCAGTAGTTGATCCAGCAACTAACGATAATATAATGAGCCGTCGAGCTTCAAGGGTTCCACAAAAATGGTTACCTGTATATAACGAAAGCGAAGGTGAAGAAGGAAATGCAAAAGCAAATGGTCCAGATGGAATGGGCGGAATGATATTTATGGATGAGTTATCTAGAGCATCTGAAGCAATTAGAAATATTGCCCTAAAATTTGTATTAGATAGAGAATTAGACGGAGGTTGGAAATTAGGAAGCAAATGGACAATATTTGCAGCATCTAACCGTCAAGAAGATGATTTAACAAATTCTCAGGATTTTGGTACTGCATTAGGAAATCGTTTTCAACAGGTAAATTACGTTCCTGATACTAAAACTTATGGAAAATATGCATCATCTCAAACTGATTCAAGTGGGGTTGCTGTATTTGACCCACTTATTATATCGTTCTTACAGTGGTCTAAAGGTAAAGAATTTTTTCATAAAATGGATTCAAGAGCAGTTGCATTTCCTAGTCCAAGATCTTGGGAAAAGGCTGCAATTGCTTGGAAAAATTTAAAAAGAGAAGCAGAAGCAGAAGGTTATGACTTGACTAATAAAATGATTGAAGATGAAGCTCTTGCTCCAAATGTTGGAAAAGAAGCAGCTACTGCATTTATGGCATATTATCTTCTATCTAAAAAAATTGATCTAAAGAATCTATATAAGGTTTATACTGATCCAGATAATGCACCACTTCCATCAAGAACAAGAGGTGGGGATTCTGAATATGAATTGGATGTTGCATATATTTTAGCATCAGCAGTTGCATATGAACACCGCGGAAAGGAGTTAACTGAAACCGAATTGGAAAATTTAGTTAAATATGCAGTTCGTGTTAATAATTCAACAGTTGCAATGCAAATAATGGCAGCAGCTTTGGAAATTCATCCATATTTAATGGATTTAAAAAGTCAATCGTCTATTCGAATTAAATATTTGGAATTAATGATGGATGTTTTCTTAGTAGCATATCCAGGGTCTTCACAAGATATTAAAAACCTAACCGCGTAAATGAAAAAACTTCTATATTGGGAAGACTACGGCAAGTACTCAGAATTCACAAAACCTACTGGCCTAGTATTAGAATCCCAAGAGTCTGACCCTACTATGAAACGGGTAAAAATTAAAGTAGACTATGCAGTTATGGAAATTGCTGGTCAATATAAATTTTTTGCTGAACTTCTATATAAATTAAGAATCATTTATACTAGGCAAGTTAAAACTGCGGCAGTTGATGGAACTAATATGTTTATTAATCCAGAATTTTTTGATCCATTAACTGAACAACAAATAATATTTATTGTTTGTCATGAAGTTATGCACTGTGCGCTATATCATTTTGCTCGTATTCAAGGAAGAGATGGATTTAGATGGAATATTGCTGGAGACTATGAAATAAACTGGTTATTATCAGAAGACGGAGTCTTATCATATGATGAAATTAAGAATACTCTACATGGTATGATTGAAAAAAAATATGCCGGTAAAAATGCTGAACAGCTATATGAGGATCCGGAAATGATAATGCCTCCAAAACCAGAAGAAGGAGAAGGCGAAAGCGAAACTGATAGTACCCCCGGTGGCGGAGGTGGAAGTGGTGGAGAAGGCGGCGGAAAGAAAAAAGAAGTATTAAAACCGGGTAATATTATTTATGATAAAGCTAGTGATACTTATGGTAAAGTTAATTCAATTGACACAGTTAGTGGAGAAGTTGATTTTTCACCGCTAAGCAAGCAAGAAGCAGAATCTGAATTGAAAAAACTTAAAGCTAACTAATATGAAAGCAAAACTATCTGATATAATTAAATTAGTTAATCCAAATCAAAGCGGTAGCGGAGAAGGTGGAGGAGAAGGTGGAGAAAGCGCAGATAGCGTTAAAACCAAAACACTAGAAACACCAGAAAGCGGAGAAAGCGAAGGTTCTGGAGAAGATGGCTCTAATAAAGAAAAAGAAGGTGAAGGCCAACCAAATAAAGGAAAGGGCGGCAACGGCCAAGAAGGTGAAGGTCAAGAAGAAGCAGAAGGTGAAGGTCAAGGATCTGAGTCTGGGCCTATGGTTGATTCAGATAGTATCGGAAATGTAGGAAAGAAAACAACCGTTATCCGAAATGACGTACGAGCAGGAAAAAGTGGAGGTAAAGTAGTAGGAAGGGGAACCGGCGAAGTAATTTCTCCTGAAGAAGGAAGAAAAATTGCTAAAGAAGAAGGTTATGATGATAGGTCAGGCATAAATGAAGAAAAATGGAAAGAACTAAGTAGATCTGCTGCTCAAACTCATCTTACTCCACGTAATAAAAATAAAGGCGGTAAGGGCGGCGGCTCAATATATCAAAAAATTATGGAACTTACTGATCCAATTGTGGATTGGCGAGCTGAATTACGTAGGTTTATAGGTAAATTGGCAAGCTCTAGTGATTTTAAATTTCCAGCAAGAAGATCAATTGGTTCTGGAGATTATAGATATGGTATTAAATCTAAAAATAATGCTCTGGAAAATGGAGTAGTTGCAATTGACGTAAGCGGATCAGTTGCTGCGGCTTTTCCAGAATTTGCATCGGAAGTCGTTGGAATTGCTGCGGCTAAGAAAATAAAACAAATATCAGTTTTACCATTTGCAGATAGAGTAGTTGATCCAATTGTATTAAAGAATTTTAAAAAACCTCAACCTTCTGATTTTGAAAAGGTTAGAACTGGCGGAGGTACTGAAGCAATTCCAGACGTTATGCGCTGGATCAAAGATAATGTACGGGATCGCCCAGATTTTGTAGTTATTATAACGGATGGTCACTTAACGAATGGTTTGCCTGCTGCTCCTAAATGGGGTACCAAAACAATTTGGCTAGTGTTTGACCATAGCTCGTTTGATGTACCTCCAGGTTGGGGTCAAGTTATCCATGCAAAAGGAGATGAAAGATATTTTCGCTAAAACCTTTTAGTAAATCAGAGTTAAATAATACTGGAAACATAGAGCCTCGCTCTGTTCGTCTCGGGTTTACGAGCCCTTGAGTAATCAATAGAAGGTTACAATGAGATGAGCATAAAATAACATAACTCTTATGTACCAACAAAACATCACAACTAGTGGGTCTACTGCAGTTTACACAAGCTTTAGTAATCCACAACCATCTGCAACCATCACAAAGGGCAGAGGACGACTAAAAACCTACGGGTCAAATGTCTATTTAAAAGACGGTTCAAATTTTGAAATTGAACTCTACAATCCAAAAACAACATCAGTATTAGCAAAAATCTGGATCAATGGTCTTGCCTGCGGAAATGCAGGTATTGTACTAAGGCCTGGCCAAAGGGTCTTTCTTGAAAGATTCATTGATGTTGCTAAAAAATTCAAGTTTACAACGTATGAAGTTGATGACTCTAGCCAAACCAAATTAGCAATTGCAAATAATGGTAAGGTTGAAGTTCTGTTCTATGATGAATCTATTTCATATCAACCTCCGGTAATGCTTTATGGTAATACAATTACAACCAATTACTATAATCAACCTAGCACGTTAACTGTTGACGGAAGCGCTGGCGTCTTTACCTGCAGCTCAAGCATTTCAGCTAACTCAGTTGAGACGGGTATTGTTGAAAAGGGTAGAAGTTCTAAACAGCAATTTTCCAATACCTATGGTAATTTTAACTCATGGACTTGTGCAACCAGTACTTGGCAAATTTTACCAGAAAGTAAAAAACCAGTTGAAATGGGAGAAATTCGCTCCTATTGCACAAGCTGTGGAACCCGCCATAAAAAAGCAACTTGGAAATTCTGCCCTAATTGCGGAATTCCAGTAACTGAATAACAATTAGTCTTAAGCGAGGCTCTATTTGTTCCAGTTTGCAAGATAAATAAACTCAAATTATTTAATAAAATGGAAACAAGCCATAGTAAAATTTTAAGCTTTGAAGAGTTTACTCAATCAAATAGCAATCCAGAAATGGGAATTGAACCAGCAATGCAAGATTCACCAGAAATGGCAGAATTACCTCTAGGTAATGATAATGAACCAGCACCAGCTGAAGCTCCTGAAACTGGAGATACTGATAATGCTCTTTCTACTAATATGATGGCTGATACTGAGCCTAATATTGAAGTTGAACCAACTGAAAATGAAGCTAGCGCAGAAGACGCTACTCTTTAATTAAAAAAAGCAAGTTCACGCATAATGAGTACTCCAAGAAATCGAGGCACGCAAGAGGTTGATTCAATGATGAATGATATTCTTGATGCCTTAGACATTATCAAAGCCAAGTTGCCAAATGGTGAACTTAAAGTAATACAGGAAAGGATCGAAAATATTGAATCGTCTCAGGGCGATATGAAAGAAGATCTACGTAATATCCGAAAGCAATTACTTGATCCAGAAGATGGAATCATTGTCCGAGTAAATAAAAACACTGAATTTCGTAAACGAAAAGAAGAAGATGCTCGAGATTGGGCTAAAATATTGGAAGAACACCGAGAACTAATATCATGGAAAAGTACAGTAACTAAATTACTTTGGATTATTGTTACCGCAGTTGTAGGTATTGCCGTTGGTTTAATATTTAGATCAGCATAAAGAGTCTTCATTTTTTTTTTTTGAAAAGTCCCAATTCGTTGGGACTTTTTTTGGTTTATGTAGTATAATAATAACTATTAAACAAAAATATAATTATGGCAACATTCGAAGTAGACGTAGACGTTTCTGATATTTTAGATGAATTATCAAATCGCGAAAAGAAACAAATGTACGAAGAGTTAAAACATGAGCTTGAAGAGGAAGTTACGATTGAGGATCTGTTTGATACTGGAACAACCTACATGGAACGTGAAATAGGTCAGGCACTAGTAAAATTATGGGAGTCTCGTAATATGCTTACAAATTCTCAACGTGCCCGTATTATTGAAATGACGACTGAAAGTTTTGTTGAATAATGAAAGGCCCAGTACTTCATCATATTAAAGCAGTCTTTAGTCAAGAATCAAGTACCAATCCAGAAGATTGGGAAGAGCTTCATGTTGAAATGACATTTAATCCTGGAGCACAAGCTGGGTTCTTTACTCTTAAATCAAAACAATGGGCATGTGACTCAGTTGAGGACTTGGCTAAAATATTTGAATCAATGCAAAAAATGGCAAATGAAAATGAAACACTACTTTAAAATATTAATACTGCTGGCAATTGTCAGTAGTTGTAATCAACCAACTATTGAAAAGGTTATACTTGAAAAACATATTGTAGTTAAGGTATTTAAACAGGCCCCAATTGGAGTGCACGAATACTTATCACCTAAGTATTATGCAATACTTGAAAATGAAGATACTGTACCAGTAGGAGCACGAACTCAAATAGGCGATACTATTACATACAAATATATTAAATATGATAGAGCTTCGAATTAGTGAAGATGCAATCCATAGAGATGCAATCAAAGAAAGAGCACTACACTATCTTGAGAATTATCAAGGGTTAGATATTGTGAAGTATTTAGAATTTCATGGAACTGGCCTAATCTTATCAGATATGGTACGTTTATATGGAGTCAAACATGTAGTTAATCATTTGACTATTATGATTAATGAATTAAATTAAAAGAACAATGAAAAAACTAATTTTTATACTAGCAATTGTATTATCAAATACAGTAAATGCGCAAACTCAGTTTGCTGATCATGTCCAGCCAACTTTCGCAAAGGATACATTATATTTACTATGCGATGACCCACTTTCAAATTTAATCCATCGAATCTGGTTAAAGGACACTAGCTGGAAAGGTATACGACCTGTAATAAGTTGGGTAGAATCTGATCAATTGAAACTCATTAAATCAAATTATGAGTTTGCAAATAAACACAGAGATCAATCAATTATTGCAATCGTTAATTCTCCAGGAACATGGATAGTGTATCAAGATGGCAAAGTTGAACCAACTACGTCAACTAGCTTGGTTCCATTATTGATTAGTGCACATGACTCTGGCCATCAAGCCTGTGTAATAACAGTAGAGCAAGGAATGTCATGTACTTTACGTAAAACTAAAAATGGCATAGAATACTATTATGCCGCATTAGGTGTAAATAGATCATTTAATAATTCATTAAATACTTTAAACAATGGCAGCAACTAGTAAACATTACGGAGACGTAGCAATTTGGATTGAAAAGGTAATTGACTCATGTGAGACTCGTGAACAAGACCAAGTTGCTAGAAAATTAATAAATCAATTTACAAAGGTCTATTCTGAATTGGAATTTGGAGTATACAGTAAATTAACCAGAGACCTTAGTATAAGACTTGATGATAAAACTATGAACCGATTAGAAAATCGATTAACTGCACTAAAACATGCCACTACTAATTAAATTACACGAAGACGGTCGAGAAGAGTTTAAAGAACAGGGAGCTCGAGTTGAAGCAATTGCCTGGAATGAGGACCGCAGCTATAAAGAAGTTGTTGGTAGTGAGCCAGTTATTGGCTGTTCAATACTAGTCGGCTCAGTTACAGCACGGTCATATTCTGATCAAGATTATTGGCTTACAACTAAAGTAACTGAAATACTTGAAAAACAGCTAGATTCAGCAGGTCATATTGACTTTGTAAAGTTTAGAACTGAAAAGTCAGTTTATGTACTGGTTGGAGATCTAGAAGAATGGAAAAAATATAAAAATAATACCTCTAAATAATATGAACACTGAAAAACAAGTAAGCGACATTACCCATGGAATTGCAGCAGTTACCAAAGATGAAAAGGACGGCTCAATTTTTGTTTACCATTTTTGCGGCTATTTTGAAGAACCTAGCTTAGCTGATTTTGAAGCATTAAGAAAAGAATTAGAAACTGATCCTGAATTTGGATTGGTTGGCATGGACTTTGAGTTGATTGCAGCAACTGATGACATGATAAATCACGTGAAGAATGAAAGTAATATTTCTTGATCATGATGGCGTTATTTGCTTAGCAACTGAATGGGGTGGGCGATTCAAAAAACGTGCATTAGCTGAAGGTATAAAGTCAGCTGATGAAACTCCAAATATGCCAGTAGAATACAGATTTGATAATTTTAATCAAAAGGCTATTGATATTCTTAATGAGATTATTGCAGAAACTAATGCTGAGATTGTAGTAAGTTCGGATTGGACCCGTTGGGCAACAGTAGAAGAAATGGGAGAATATTATGAATCAAAAGGAATCATTAAGAAACCTATTGCATTTACTCCTAGTTTAGGTGCATGCGATTGGCATAATGAATCAGTATTTGTATGGAGTCCAAAATGGGATCTTGAGCAAACGCGAGCAGTTGAGATCAGACAGTACTTAGTTGACCATCCAGAGATTACTCATTGGGTTGCAGTTGACGATCTTAATATGGGAGCTCCATATACTGACCCAACTTGGGGAGATAGTGATAGAGAATGGGGCCTTAAAAATTTCGTATTAACTCCAAAATCTAGAGAAGGTATTAAACAGTCTGGAATTAAAGAAAAAATCTTAAATTTTTTATTATGAGCACCGAAACAATAGTTACTGAGCAAGATGCAAAATACAGCAGAAATGCTTATCTTAAAATAGTAGATGATAAAGTTGTATTTGATTGTTCAGATACTGAATATGGGCCAATTCAATTTGACTTGGAATTACTAGAAGAAAAAATTAAACAACATAAAGAACAGTATGGAAAATAATGAACTTAGCTTAATTGAACAAATTGCAAAAGAAGGTGCAATTCAAACAGTTCAAGCATTAGCATCAGCTCAGCAAATGGGCATGGTTACTTCGCAAGAAGACTTAACTCAATTACTTCAGTCCGGAATGGAAGTTGTAATAGAAGAGTATATTCAAAGAATCGAAAATCAATCTAAAATTATTCTAAATGAAGCTGGAAGTATTCGAAAAGATAATAACTCAAATTAAGGATCAACAAGATAAAAGTAGAACTCTGTATCGATTAGGAGTTGACTTGATGGACTATGAGGATTCTTATTGTGCTACTATTACTTTATTACTTAGAGCGTATTATGGAAAGGATGCCGAAGATTGGATTTCCTGGTTTATTTATGAAAGGGATGACTTAGCCGAAGATCCAAATCAGGCTTGGGATAAAGATGGTAATCCAATTTGCTATGATATTCCAAGTCTTTGGAAATGTGTTGAGGAAATGAGATGCTCAACTGATTTTGTTGAATATTGTCTTGAAAAAACTAATCTTGACTTATTTGAATCTATTTTTGGCAGGCCTCATTAATATTTAGTATAATAACCTTATGATACATTCAAATCAAACTAAAATCATTAATAAGATTAGTCGAATGCATAGATTTAAAAGGCTATCTCAACTACTGGCGCTTCGTATAGCTAAAGCGCTTGATCCAACTACAATTAAGTCAAATAACTTTGATAATAGCGAACGTGAAGCGGCTAGTGTTTTTAAAAAAATGATTAAATTGTCAAATAGCGAATTGTTAATTAGTCCAGTACTTGGCAAACACTATGTTAAAAATGATGAGAATCATATTTTAATAATAATGGATCAGAATGAGCTTACTGTTATTAATCATGTTTTCGGTTATAATATTAGCCTTTCACCAAAAACCTATAAAACTTTATATAATGCTTTTATTGAAGAAGTTGAACTCCGACGTAATGAAATGGAAGCCAGTTTTAGAAATAATGTCAAACATTCATTAAAAACCTTAATTACTAAAATAGATGAACAAGTTCAATAGGTTATTCGCAATTGGTGCTAGTATTATTATACTAGTAACAGCACTGGTAGTTACTGGTACAGCATTTGCTGTATTTAAACCTCAGTCAGTTAAGGTTATATTGGAGGCAGACCCGATCCAGCATGATACAATTAGAATTGAAACTAAGGTTATTATTCATGATACATTAAGGGTACCAGTTTCATGTAAAAAACATCATTGTGAAGTACCGGTAACTAGCCCAAGTTCAAGTACTCCAGATACAATTAAAAAACAAATAGATTAAGTATGGAAGTAGGATTTGCAGATACATTCTTTGATAGTTTTAAAAGAATGATTAATAGAGAACGTTGGTATTGGAAAACCTGGGATTTTTTCAGATATGATTTACCTAGAGGTTTAAAAAATATGTGGATGTTTCGCAAAGCTGTCTGGGATTATAGATGGTGGAGCGGTCAACACGCAGTATTACCGTTATTACAGGTTGCGCTCCATAATATGGCAATCCGAATTGAAAGAGACGGTATTGAAGAAGAAACCAGTTCAGGTAAAAAGGTTAAAGCAATGAAGCGTGCTTCAGAACTTATGCAACACTTTATAGCTGACGATTTTATCCAAATGGCTGAGGCTGAATTAGGCGAAACCATACATCATCCATGGGAATTTGAAGATGTTCCAGATAAGCCGGGATATTCTCAATTAGTAGATCACAACACGGAAGAAGAACGAGACCATAATCGTAAAGTATTTGCACGATCTCGTGAAATTGAAGAGCAAGAATGGAACGAATTATGGCACCTAATAAAGGGTCAAGATTATTCAAAATTTGAAAAGGATCCTGATGGAGATATTGAACATAAAGCGGCATGGGATAATTGGCAAAAACAATTTGACGGTAGCGGATTACGCGGCTGGTGGGACTAATAAAATAACTACAATACATATATGGCAAAACACAATAGTAAAACCGGCAAAACACCAATGCTTGATTCATTCGGTAAAGACCTTACCCAACTTGCACTAGAGGGTAAATTAGATCCGGTTGTTGGCAGAGAGAAAGAAATACGTAGATGCAGTCAAATCCTGGCAAGGCGAAAGAAAAATAACCCTCTCCTAATTGGAGAACCTGGTGTAGGTAAAACTGCAATCGTTGAGGGTCTTGCTAAAATGATTATTGATAAAACTTGTCCAAGAGTTCTTTTTGATAAAAAGATAATAACTCTTGAATTAGCTAACTTAGTAGCGGGTACCAAATATAGAGGTCAATTTGAAGAGCGCATGGAGCAAATAATAGAAGAGGTTCAGGCGAATCCAAATGTTATTCTATTCATTGATGAAATTCATACCCTAATCGGAGCAGGTTCGGCAAGCGGATCATTAGATGCTGCAAATATCCTAAAGCCAGCGCTTAGCCGTGGAGAAATTCAGTGTATTGGTGCAACTACCTTAGACGAATTTAGAGGATCAATTGAAAAAGATGGTGCTCTTAGCCGCCGCTTTCAACAGGTTATGGTAAATCCATCTACCTTAGAACAGTCACGCCAAATCATCGAGAATATCAGATCTAAATATGAAGATCACCATTCTGTTAAGTATACGGATGAAGCATTAGATGCATGCGTTGCATATAGTGACCGATACTTACAGGACAGATTTTTACCAGATAAAGCAATTGACTTAATGGACGAAGCTGGTGCAGCAGTTCATATCAATGGAGTAGTTGTGCCAGAGGCAATTAAGAAATTAGAAGAAAAATTTGTTGAAGTAAGTGCTAAAAAACAAAAAGCGGTTGATGCACAACAGTATGAAGCTGCTGCAAAACTTAGAGATGACGCTCTTAAAGTAATGAAAGATATTGATGATGAGAAAGTTCAATGGGAGGAATCATTAAAGATTAATCGATTAACTGTATCAGAAGAAGATATTGCAAATGTTGTTGCAATTATGACAGGCATACCAGTTACTAGACTAAAAGGTTCAGAACTTGAAAGACTATCAACTATGGCTAAATGGTTAAAGGAAAGAGTTATTGGGCAATCTGAAGCAGTATCTAAATTAACTAAAGCAATTCAACGCTCACGAGCAGGTCTTAAATCTAAAAATCGCCCAATTGGTACATTCATGTTTCTAGGCCCAACTGGAGTTGGTAAAACTGAATTAGCTAAACAGTTAGCAAAATTTATGTTTGACACAGATGATTCCCTAATCAGAATTGATATGACTGAATTTGGAGAAAAATTTACGTCAACCAAATTAATAGGAGCTCCTCCAGGCTATGTTGGATATGAAGAAGGTGGACAGCTGACAGAAAAAGTAAAACGTAAACCCTATTCAGTTATTTTATTAGATGAAGTTGAGAAAGCCCATCCAGATATTTTCCATACCTTATTACAAGTATTGGACGAAGGCCATATGACTGATGGTCTTGGCCGAAAAATAGATTTTAAGAATACTGTAATTATTATGACTTCAAATTTGGGAGTTAAGGAATTACAAGATTTTGGTGGAGGTATTGGGTTCTCATCATCAACTCCATTTGAACAACAAAAAGAATTAGCATCAGGTATTTTAAGAAAAGCGGTTAGCAAACAATTTGCACCAGAATTTATTAATCGGCTAGATGATATTATTATCTTTGAGTCCCTAAAGAAAGAGGATGTTGCTCAAATAATTGAAGTTGAATTATTAGATCTTTATTCAAGAGTAAAGGAAAATGGTTATACTGTTGAATTAACAAAGTCCGCAAAAGAATTTTTAATTGAAGCAGGCTATGATCATAAATTTGGAGCTCGTCCATTAAAAAGAGCTATTCAAACTCATGTTGAAGATCTTATTGCGGAAGCATATATCGATGGTAACATTAAAGATGGTGACCACCTAGTAATTAACCATAAAGCTAAAGACACAAAATTAACTATTAAATAAAATGAATAACCGCCTAATATTTGTAATGATAAGTCTTATTGTAGTAGTATCAATACTGCTAACAGTAGTAAGCTTCTTTGAAAAAAAGAATAATAAACTAGAAGTTAGTCATATGCAAGCTAATGCACCACAGCATGTGCAAACAGTTGAAATTACCAAACTATCTAATGACTTTTCTAGTCGTGGTCTTTTTAAACTAACAGTTGATGATACAATCTCTATTTTAATTTACAGAGGAGTTGAGTCAGTATCAATAATACAACTTAAATAATGAAGATACTTGTAACTGGCGATCAGGGATTTATCGCAAAAAATCTAATTAGTAAATTAGATAAAAACTGGACAGTTTATGGAATAGACGTTAATGATTTTATGGTGGTTGACGATTGGCAAAGCCAATTAATTGATATTGTTGCAAGCCTATCGCCTGATGTAATATTTCATGTTGGAGCATGTTCTGATACACTAGAACAGAATGTAAATTACATGATGAATCTTAATTATGAAGCCACTAAAATATTAGCTGAATATTGTTATATGGCAAATTGTAAAATGATTTACTCATCATCGGCTGCAAACTATGGAACTAATGGAAAGAATCCGTCTAACTTATATGGCTGGAGTAAATACGCGGCTGAAGATATTGTAAAAGCAAAAGGCGGAATTGCACTTAGATATTTTAATGTGTATGGACCTGGCGAAGAGCATAAAGGTAAAATGGCATCAGTTGCATATCAATCATGGTTAAAAATCCAAGCTGGGGAAAAGGTTGTACTATTTCCAAAGAAACCAACTAGAGATTTTGTTTACGTTGAAGATATTGTGTCTGCAAACTTACATGCACTTGAGAATTACGAGCAATTTGCAGGCAATCATTTTGATGTAGGTAGTGGAGAGTCTAGATCGTTTGAAGAAGTTATGCAATTAATGCAAATACCATTTGAATACACTGAGGAATCAATAATTCCTAGCGGCTATCAATTTTTTACAATAAGTAACAAAAATGAATGGTTACCTGGCTGGAAGCCATCATGGACAATTGATACTGGTGTTCCAGCATATTTAGACTACTTAAAAAAATCAAAAGAAGATGGGCCATCAAATTAAACCAACAGTTTGCAAAGGTTGTGAAGTTCCAAAAGGTTGGGGCAGAGAAATCATAATTGAAAATAACGATAAGTACTGTGGCAAGATTCTACAATTTAACGAAGGTTGTAAATTCTCAATGCACTATCATTTGCTTAAGGATGAAACTTGGTATGTTAACTCTGGCATATTCATATACAGATGGATTGATACTGAAACGGCAGAAGTTCATGAGCAGCAACTTACGGCAGGTGATGTTGTTCGGCAGTTACCCGGACAACCTCATCAACTTGAAGCAGTGTTTGAAGGAGAAATATTTGAAGTTTCAACCACTCATATGGATGAAGATTCGTATCGAGTGTGGAAAGGTAATAGCCAAAAATAATTTAATAGCATGAAAAAAATTCTTGTAATAGGCGAAGCCTGTATTGACATATTTGAATATGGCAAATGTACTCGACTTAATCCAGAAGCACCAACTCCAATCTTTCAGTCAAACCATATTGAAACAAATGGTGGAATGGCAAGTAATGTATATGAAAATATCAGAAGCATTGCTGGAAATTGGGAAATTGATGTTGATTTTATAGGTCAAGCAAATGGAAAAATTACTAAACACCGATTTGTTGATATTAATTCAAATTATATTCTTTTACGAGTAGATAATGATGGGCCAGTTGAACCACTTACAATTGGTTCGCTTGATTCAAAAATTCTATATCAAATTACAGCGGCTGATATTGTAGTAGTGTCTGACTATAATAAAGGGTTCCTAACTGAAGAAACCTTAGAAAAGATTGCAAGACACGCTAAATTAAGTTTCATTGATACTAAAAAACCGCTAGGTTGGTGGGCTAATGATTTTAATTTCATTAAAATTAATAAAAAAGAGTTTGAGAATCCAGCACATGATAAGGACTTCATTGACAGCAGTATGGATAAGCTAATTGTTACACTTGGAGCAGATGGAGCTAAATGGAATGGAACTCAAGTATATCCACTTAACCCAACTGAAGTAAAGGACGTATCTGGTGCTGGCGATAGCTTTATCGCTGGTCTGGTGGTTGAATACCTAAAAAGTAATGATATTATCCAAGCTATTCAATTTGCTAATGTCTGTGCAGGCATAGCAGTTTCACAAAAGGGCGTAGTTTCAGTAGAGTGTCCAGATAAATAATTAAAAATATCCATACACAATGGGAAAATTTGGTAAAAATCGACTACCTAAGTTCATGAATAAACCTGATGATAGAATAGGTTCAAACCCTCACATCCAGGAGGACACTCTCGATGAAATAACTCAACCTGAAATAGTATCTATGTCTGGCCATGGAGATGACCATGCAATGATTATAATTAGAACTAAGAGTGGTGAAGAATTAGAGCTTCAATTTAATTATGATGGAGAAGGAATGTTAACTGCTCAACATGGTGAACACGAATATTCTATTCCAGTAGAGATTGATTATGTTGAATCAGATGACGACGATTTTGAAGATAAATGGGAATTAGAAGATGCGCCAGAAGGAGATCCTAGGTTTAGCGATAAAATGAATGAAGCTGCTAAAAAGCTTAGTGCTAAACAGAAAAAGTTCCTAGATAAAGACGGAAATGGCGAATTAACCAAAAAGGATTTTCTATTGCTAAATAAAAATAAGAAAAAGGATACTGAAGGTAAAGTTGCTGAAACTTTTGAAAGCTTTGTAAATGAATGCTGGACTCCTATGGAAGAAGGTTACAATTTAGCAATGTCAGAAGAAGCTAAAAGAGCAATTAAAGCACTATGCGAAGAACTGTTAATCCAAGAAGCTCAAAGATGTGATGAAGATGCTGACCCAATGCATACTTATGAAAACTATTTAAACGAATGCGGTTCATATATGACTGAGTGCATGATGGAAGCTGCTGCTAGTGTGTCAGTAGAAGAGTCAGAGGAAGATTTAATAGCTAATAAATATTACCCTAACCGAAAATTAAGAGGTTTGGACAGAGAGGCAAAACTTGCAGCAAATTCAGACTTTGCAAAAGATCCAGAAATATCAAACCCTACTCCTAGAGGAATATATTCATGTAAAAACTGCGGAACTAAATATGACGGTTACCCAGGGTATCATTGTAAAAAGTGTAAAGCCGAAGGAATGTCACTAGATCCAGATAGCCAAAGTAATGAATTAAAACGCAGGCATGTAATACGTGATGAAGACGATACGGCTACGTTTGATTATTAATAATACTACTTATTTTAAATTAAAAGCCCGTTTATCGGGCTTTTTTTATTTATGCTGGACCGGGAATAAATAATCATATGGATATGAAATATGTAAAGTCATATGGAAATTTTATAGAAGAATTACGCCAGGGTGATGATATTCCCTCTGATGAATATGCAAAAGCTGGAGCAGAAACCAGTTGGCAGCTAGAAGATGGAACACTAGTAACTCTTAATCAAATTATAGAGTTTTTAGATGATGAAAAAGTTCCAGTTGTTGAAATACCGACTACTGAATTAAAACATCTATTAATAGAGGTAGAAAGAGATCCAGCTAGAGTTGAGGCAGCTAACCTTGATTTCCCAATTATAATATCTAAGTATAAAAATGAATATTATAATATTTTAGACGGCCAGCATAGATTAGTAAAATCTGTAAAAAACAAGATTAAAGAAATTAAATGTCGAGTTTTAGATTTAGAAAATTGTCCTGAGGAATTTAAAAAAGTATTTATTAGATAATTCTATGAATAAGTCAAAAATGTCATCTGGTGAAGTTACGGTTCCAGCAAGTTCGTTTAATCAACAAACTGACCGGAATATTCAACCCAGCCCAACTGGAATCAGTATGGGTGGAATACCAACTCACTGGTTATCAAGTCAACCTATTTCAAGACGAGATATGACAGCTAATACAACTCCAATTGGATCAAATCCACGAATCTATAAAATTATTAGATTTGAAGAATTTCATTCCGGTAAATACCAAGGCGAACCAACAATTGATAAATAACAAAAAACAATTACTATGAGTAACAAAATTTTAAATTTCAACGACTTTAAAACTGGTGGAAAACTTAGTGACCCGAAGACGGCAACTAGCGTAAAAGCAGCAGAGCCAGTTAAAAAGGAAAAGTCAATAGACCAAGTAAAAAGAGCTGACCTAACTCATCCTAAAATTACTCTACCTGATTATACAAAGGTATCTAAAACCCCTATTCAAGAGAGCTCTACTGATACTCAAGCACAAATTGATATAATTAATCAGACAAAAGCACTTAGGGCGCAGGTTGCAGCTGCTGCCACTGATGAAGAAAAGATTAAGCTATTAGCTCAAATTAAGCAGATTGAACAACAAGCTGAACAAAAGGCAAAGACAGCTAAGGCTGCATAAAATTACTTAACTAAATGACTTTAGACGAATTAATATTAGATGTACAGAATGAATTGACATTTGCTAAAGCATTGCCATATTCTATTCCTGAACAAGAGATTAAGCGTATTATTACAATTGCTGAAAGATATTTTTATGATAATTGGAAACATGCAGTTGAGCCAAGATATTTACTAATACCAAATACTGTATTTACAAATCCAGCATTTAAAGTTGACCGTTCAATTCAATTACCTGATTGTGTAGGATTTGTACATAATGTAATGGAAGCAAAAGGTGGAGCCTCAATGTTTGGAACAATGGATTTAGACTTTGCGGATAATAAATTTATTGGATCAGAAATGTTCCTAACTCCATTTGTTGGAGAGTCAATTATGTATCGTACAGTTATATTTTCGTTTCTAGACCTGGTTAAAGGTTTTACAATTGATACATTTGCATACGACTATAATAAAAATACCAGAAAATTAGCAATTCTTGGAAGAACTCCAAAGGGTTCTCAAATGGTAGTTCATATTGCTAAAAAGATTCCAGCAGATGATCTATACAATGATGAAGTATTTCAAAGATACGTTAGAGCAAAAGCTAAATTAAGACTTGGTGATTTACTTACCACGTTTGACTATAATTTGCCAGGTGGAATAAAACCAAATTATACAAACTTAGTAACCAAAGCAGAAGCTGAATTAGCTGGAGTTATGGATATGATGAAAAGTGAAAATACTGCCGACTTCTTGTATTTTGCAAGATGGTAATTAATATATGATTCAACCAGTAGGAAAAGACCTTTATTTAAGAGCACCAGGCGATCCAAATTATCAAGAAGGGGTATTTGAATCAAATGACTCAATTGAAAATGCACTTCAGCAAGTACGGATGGTATTACTAACCAGACCAGGTGAAGTGTTAGGTGAAGATATTGGATTTAATGCTGAGAAATATCTTTTTGAATTTGAATTTTCAAGTCTTGAACCTATGGAAAAAGATGCAAATGACCAAATTAATGAATATGTGCTTTTTTCTAAACCATATAAAATAACAGCTAATGGATTTACGCTAGACGATATCGGCGATCCATATAAAGTTGGATTAGGCCTAGA